ACGAGTAAGGACATAAGCGAGGTGTGGAACCTTCGTGACCATGCTGGCAAACGCTACATTGCTATACGTCCAGAACGCTTCCGCTCACCGATGAAAAGTCGTATGTTCGACATGACTGCAGCGACCAACTTCGAGTGGAAGTACAACTCCAACAACCAAACAGGGCCAGGTATAGCTACGTGGTGGAGTGCGTTCGTAGATGGTGGACACAAGAAACTCTCCATTCCTAAGTAAGACCTACTAGCCCTAGTTATTCCGAATACACACTGAGCTAACCGTAGCGGCTTGTTAGCTCTACTATAGTGTGTATAACTACAAGTGCCGCTGTAACGAAAGGAGGCCCAACATGGGCTTGTTAACTTTTAGTCAGTCTATAGCAGACGCCGAAGCTCCCCCGCAACTTCCTGCTGGTGAGTACAAAGCAGTCTGCACTGCTGCTCAAGACAAGGTTGCTGCATCATCTGGTAATCCTATGCTGACACTGACACTGCAAGTTCCTAGCAGCGAGTTCCCTGCTGACTTCGATCCCGGTGACGGTGTTGATGCACTCACGTTCACACTCAATGTTGTGTCGCGTGACATACCGGCTGACCGCTGGCGTATGAAGAATACCTGTAAGGCATTCGGTGTACCCATGTCTAGCAGCATCGACCCTAACGACTTCGTTGGTCGTGAGGCACGTGCACGTATCCGCATGGGGCAGGACTTGGAGAAGAACCCACGTGCGGAAGTCGGACAGGTGTTGCCTCTCTAACTCCTGTGTGCTACCACACTATAGCTAGGTGGCAATAACGCCACCTAGCACTTTCCTGTAACTCTTGCAAGAGGTATTTGCATCATGGCAACAATGCCACGCCCCGCAGGGGCAAAGAAGCCTGTTAACCGTGCACCTCAGAAGCGCACATTCCACTTCTTCATCAAGGTTGTTGACGAGAGTGGCAACCCTATTCAGGGTGCGAAGCTGAAAGTCGAGCGTATCATCACTGACGCTCGTAAAGTGATTGAGTTCATGGATACTCCTGACTACGCGGACATGGGGCTGACACGTGTTAAGCACGAAATCATCTCCACCAAGCGTGGTGAGCAGGACGGAGCTACGCAAGTTGGCTAGGCTAATCCCTATTCAGCAATAGGTATTGCAAACACCTAGCTGACAAGTGTGGAGCAACGCCGCGTAGGAGTGAGTATCCCCACTAATGCGCGGCGTTGTCTATACAATGTATAACTAAGCGCGAAACCTAGCGCTGAAAGGACATACGATGGAGTTGGACCTAGAGCAAAGGCTCGCTGTAGAGATGTGTGCTGACGCTACTAAGAGACTAGTAGCAGTAACAGGTGAAGCGGGCACTGGCAAGACTACAATCATCAAGCGCGCATGTGACATACTCAAAGAACAAGGTGCTAGCTTCACGATAGCTGCACCTACAGGCAAGGCGGCTAGACGTATACGTGAAGCAACGGGCTACCCTGCACAGACAATCCACAAGCTGCTAGAGTTCAATCGTCCTGACGTTGACGAAGAAACTGGTGAAGCTACCAGCGTCAGTCAGCCTAGCCGCACACGTACGCGTCCACTAGACGAGAAGTTCATCATAGTTGACGAATATGCAATGGTCAGTACAGGACTGCATCGTGATCTTGTTAGTGCTATTCGCACTGGCGGTTGTCTACGCGTGTTTGGCGATGTACGGCAGCTACCCCCTATAGAGAACAACGAGCTAGCTGACCCTACATCACCGTTCCAACGCTGCTTGGAGATGCCTAACACCTTCACGCTCAACAACATCTATCGTCAAGCTGAAGGCAACGGTATCATTGAAGCTGCTCGACGCATAACTCGCGGTCAGTTCTTCACCAGCAACGAAGATGTTAAAGTAATAACACACGACGCAGTGTTACACTCTTTGTATGGTCAACTAGGTGGTGACAAAGCTATTGACTGGTGTGACTTGAACAATCAAATCATCTCACCAGCACGCAAGTCTGACATAGGCACTGTGCGTCTTAACAGCATACTACAAACACGCTTCAATCCTGAGATGCCCGGCAAGACAGAGCTACCTAGGAACAAGTGGGAGGTAAAGAACCGTGTCTTTGTTAGCATCGGAGATAAGGTCGTATGCAACACGAACAGTTACGATCTGCGTGATTACACTGAGCGCTTCACTGAGTATGACGGTAACGGCGTGGGTCTTATCGGCAGCTTCATACCGTGTCCAGACACAAAGCAGATGCTCAACGGCGAAGTCGGACGCATTAACAGCATCGACGAATATGGTGTATTGGAGATCGACTTCGGTGACAGAGTGGTAGAGTTACCTCCACGTATCAATGACTACAACCTACGCAAACGCTTTCACTATCACTACGACCCGCGAAAGGCTATCGAACTTGCATACGCTTTGACAACTCACAAGTGTCAGGGGAGCCAGTATGACAACATCATCTACTGCATGGCTTCATGTGCGTTCTTTAATCTTAGCCGTCCTAACTTCTATACTGGTCTTACTCGTGCTGCTAAACATGCTACTGTAGTAACTGACCAACGCAGCTTCGCTACATCGCTCAAGTCAATGGGTTGGAAGCGGAGGAAGTGACATGACTACATTGCGGCGATGGACATATCAGGTGTTGCTTTGGTGTGGCTTAATTAAACCTGTAGAGTGGCACATGTGGACAGTATCGCAGGACATATCAGGCGCTCGCCTTTATAAAGACGGAGAGCTTTATGATGGCACCATAACTATTAACTTCTGGCTAGGAACACCAACATGAACACTGCAGAACTACGTGAGCGCTTCACACTACAAGCACAGACTGCCGGCTTAGTAGTAGAGTGTGCAATGGGAGGCACTGTCAATGCAACATTAGCAGTGATAGCTGAAGCTCCCGGTCGCAACGAAATAGTACAAGGCATCCCGCTGATCGGAGGTGCTGGCAACATACTGTGGAAAGCTATCCGCACATATGTACCTGAAGTCAAGCGTCACGAGTGCTACGTCACCAACGTAGTCAAGCGTCAAGTAGCATTCGACACAGACATAAACCGCAAACCAGTAGGCAAGCACGAGTTAACAGCGTGGCAGGAGCTACTACTGTGGGAGTTAGATCAACTGCCTAACCTGCAACACGTACTGTTGCTAGGCAACTACGCTGTTGAAGCACTTACAGGTCGCAAAGGTATCACTAACTGGCGTGGCAGTGTGTTAGAATGTACAACACTCAATCGCCCTGTCACTGCTGTGTGCACATTCAATCCAGCGTTCTGCGCCCGCGATCCTATGGCACACATCATCTTCGACATGGACATATCTGATAAACTCCGACCAGTGATCTTAGGCAAGTTCAAACCCCATGCTGTCAATGTACATATCAACCCCAAAGCTAAAGACGCGATCAGTTATATTCGTATGTGCCAAACATCTACTAGTCCCATTGCATCGGACATTGAAGTTATCAGCAACGAGACAGCTTGCATCGGCCTTGCTTCCTCACCGCATGAAGCGATGTGCATTGCGTTCCGTGACGAAGAAAAGAACCTATACAATGTACAGGAAGAACTCGAAATACGTCGTCGGCTCCAACAGCTATACACTGCGCCGACTGTACGCGTGGTGTGGCAGAATGGAGGCTTCGATATGGCGTGGCTATGGTTTAAGGACCGTATTCGTTGTAAGCCAGCCTACTCCGACACTATGCTTGGTCATCATGTTCTCTACCCTACCATGCCGCATGACCTCGGATTTATCGTTAAGCAGTACACTACACACCCATTCTACAAGAACGAGAAAGACGAGTGGCGACATACAGGTAGTGTGGATAACTTCTGGAACTATAACGGTAAAGACTGTGCACTCACACTTGCGTCGAATGCACACATCATTGCGGAGCTACGCACGCAAAAGCTTGACAAGTTTTACTTTGAACACGTGATGCGTCTGCAGTCACACTTAGTGTTGATGACTGTCGGCGGTGTGCTGAATGATATGAAACTACGCGAACACATGCTCGACCAAAACACACCGGGGAACCTGTATGACGATTTGCAGCACAAGTTAGCTGCATTCTACGAAGCCTGTCGTGTAGCTGTGGGTGACGCAAACTACACTCCTAACCCTAACTCACCTAAGCAGATGGCAGAGTTGTACTTCAGTAAGCTGAAGCTAGTGGGCAGAGGTACAAGCACCGATGCAACTAACCGTGAACTAATGCGTAAGCATCCACGCACACCACCTGCGGCACGTGCTGTGCTTAACGCAGTTGACGCATACATAGAAGACGACAAGTTCTACTCAGTCTACGCCAGCGCGAAGCCTGACGCTGACAATAGGATGCGCTGCGACTACAGGCAGACCGGAGTACGTTCTGCGCCGGGACGACTGAGTAGCGCTCAAACGCTGTGGGGTAGCGGTGGCAATCTGCAGAACATTCCTGACCGCGCTAAAGAGATGTTCATCGCTGACCCTGATTGTTGCTTTGTCTACATCGACGGCTCCCAAGCGGAGGCTCGTGTAGTGGGCTGGCGCTACAACATCGCTACATGGATTGAGCAGTTTGAGCGAGCGAGGCGCGACGGCAGCTACGACTGTCATCGCGCACTCGCCAGTGACATGTTCGATGTACCGTACAACGAAGTTCCCGCCTTCGACCGTTACCCCTTGGACGAAGCTGCCGCGAAGCGTGATGGCATTAAGTACAGCGTGGACATGGCGGGGAAGCCCACTATCAGGTACATTGCTAAGCGCTGTCGTCATGGTCTTAACTACCGAATGATGCCTGATCGTCTAGCTCTAACAACTGGACTACCACTCTCTACAGCAAGTGAGGCGTTTGTCAAGTACCACAAGTTGACACCTGAGTTGAAGCTTGGTTGGGCAGCGGACCTAGAGCGAGTACGCCACGACCGTGCTATCTATAACGCATACGGAAGGCGATACGTTCAATTAATTCCGGTGACTGAGGAAAGTACCGAAGCCATTGTCGCCTTCTTCCCACAGTCCACTATAGGCGACCACATATGTCGTGTCATATATAAGTGTCACGATGATGACAAATGGCCGAAAGGTAAGGCCAGAGTAGCACTTAACACCCATGATGGCTTGATTGGAATTGCGCGCAAGGACGTAGCTAAGCAAGCACTACGTGTCATGGTCAAACACGCAGAGACACCGATGCTGATAAGTGGTAAACAACTAATCATCCCGGCTGAGTGCGGCATTAGTGTGCCGGGAGATGACGGTGTTCACAGGTGGAGTACGATTAAGAAGATCAAACAAGTGGACATTCGGTAGAGACTACTGCGCCGCAGGTTGCTCACCAGCTTGCGGCGCAGGACTACCAAAGCTCTCACGCATCATCTGATCTATTGTCTCTATCGTTACAGGACGACCACGTAGACGCGGTGCTAACTGTTGTCCGAACTGCTGACCAATCACCTGCTCCAAGTACTTCACAGCTAGATGCTGTTGTTGCATATTATCCTGCATCTTCATTATGACATTGTTCTGTCGTTGCCGCTTCTCATCTTGCGGCAGGTTATATGCTACAGTCAGCGACCTATTCTGTGCACTCAGATCGCGGTACTGCTGCCGCAGCTTACCGAGTACACCGCTAGGGTTCTGATACCCGTTGATGATATTAGCAACTTGTACTAGCGTTTCATCTGTCAACGCTTGCTCAGGCATACCACCTACCTGCCCTGCTAGCTGGCGCTTACGTGCTGCAGCCTTACCAACAGCGTCATTCCTCATGCCAACGATAGAGCGAATGTTGTTATTGTTCGCTGCTACATATTGCCATGCTGGTGTAGTGACACGGTACTTGTCTTCGTTCTGCCACACGAGCGGTACGTCAGGTGCACCACTAGCAGCACGCTCAACGAACGCGCCTGTAGCAGCACGCAACCCTGCAGAGAAATCTCTTGACTGCCGTAGTGTTTGCTTGCCGTCTATAGAGGTGTTGAACTTAGATGCATGCAGTAGTATGTCAGTGCTGCTAGCTAAGTAGCTACCCATAGCACCAAACAACCCATTCATTATCGCCACAGTAGAGTTGCTAAGCTGGCCTAAGTTAGTAGCACTCTCTGCTTGTGGACCAGCGCGGAACACATTGCCAGCGGTGCGGAAGATGTTGCCGCCTCTAGTATCAGCACCTTGTGGGTCTAGCTTAATACCACCCATGCCAAGCGCTGCTTGCAGTAGTGGTGGCATAGCAGGTGTCAAGCTCTCCAACCACAGCTTCGGTACATCAGGCAGTATCTTCTTCGGTGTAGCATCAGCAGGTATCATGCCCATCTGCTGCATCATGCCAACAGTGCCAGCTACAACACCAATCAAGTCAGGTGGCAA